GTGTCAGCCTTTGCGTCGGTGTCAGCCTTTGCGTCGGTGTCAGCCTTTGCGTCGGTGTCAGCGGTGCCGGCCTTTGCGTCGGCGTCGGCCTTTGCGTCCGCTGCGGCCTTTGCGTCCGCTGCAGCCTTTTCGTCCGCGTCCGCTGCAGCCTTCCCAAGCCTGTCGATCAGTTGCGAAACAACAGCCTCTATGGCCATAGCCCATATTCGGGTGAAATACACCGGATCATTGAGTTCGGGGTCGACGTCAGGTGGATAAAACACAGTTTGTGTTTGCGATTGAGCGCCGCCGCCGCCTCCTCCACCGTCGTCGCCTTCGCCTTCGTCGTCGCCATCAGTTTTTGGCCCCTTTTTCATAAAGTAAATAACTGCGAGGATCAGGGTGATAATAATACCCGCACTGAGGAGTAATTTACCACCTCCCCCATCATTGGCCGGCTGAGGCCGTTCCATCTATTGTTGAGCGAGACAAAATTCAGCGATAAGTTCACTCACGCTGTGATAGTATCGTGCAAGATCCTTGTCGAATCGTTTGTTCTTGTGTTGACCGTTTGCATACAGCCATGCCAGGTTCGCCTTGCTGTACTTGGTCGCCTTTTGGTTCTCGGTTGGTTTCCTGGGGCGCGCCTTTTTCTCGACGACGGGTGCATCCGACGGTCCTGGCTGACGATCGATATAGCTCAGGGCCTGCATGCACGTATCGGCCAAGTCATCCTTCTTCTTGTGCTTGTCAAAGTCGTGGATCCATTCGGGGTTGGTCGCCTCGATGAATGCGCGACACCGATCGATCGACGCCTTTTTGCGTTCCAGATACTTGGCTCGTCCCGGGCCAGCCACGTCGGGAATCTTGTGTCGGGCGTCCCAGATGATCACATCCTTGCCTTGACACAAAAAGTAGGCGTGCAGGAAATGCTCGACCGACTTGATCGTGCGATTCTTGTCCGGCTGCTTCTCGATGAGCACTGTACCTGGTGCGAGCCGAACCCAGTCACGGGCGTCGATGTGCTTCTTGAGCGCACGAAAGAGGCCATCGGCACTCTGAGGCGGTACACCCGCCACTTCCCACTCGTGAATCTTTTTGGTACCCGGATCCATAAGGCACATCGCGAGATTCTTTATGCCGACATCTATGGACAAGAGCATCATACTATTAAAGAAGTGAGATACAACTTTAAGTAATGTCAAACGTTTGCTGCTGGTGGTGCTGTCACTCCTTTCCAGGTCCGTCCCTCCATTACCCTTACAAGTACGACGATCGCCGAAGACATTATTCGACGACCGGTTATTTCTGTTCATGGGAGTGCATCAAGAGCTATGCGATGGACACAGCAGGAGCTCGCGCCGGCGAGCTTCAAATGAACATAGCACTCATGCGCAAGCAGGCGAACAACAACAAGTACGTGCCGACGAGCCCGGCACCAAAAAGACTTGCTCTGAAAATGTTTGGCGGACCGCTCAGCATCGAAGAGTTTCGAGCCTCGACCTCGAACGTATTTGTCACGATGCCGTGGGAGACGCACATCATTCCGATCGTGGCGTCGGTAGCGAGTACATTCACGAGAACTTTGCCAGTCGACGGACCCAAAGACGATCTCGTGCTTCGGCGAACCAAACCGCTGGCGCGCGCCAAAAGTAGTCTAGAGGCGTCGCTTGGTATTACACGTAAGACGAGATGAACAGACTGTGCGGTCTATGGTGCGCAACACCAAGCGTAGAGAAATCACGTGATGGATATTTTCATTTCCGGAATGGTACGATCGTGTTTGCACGCACGTACGATGCCGCGATAGAAGCGTTACTGACCACCCATGAACAAGACCCATGGGCAAACGAAACGTCAAATGGTGTATGGACCGTGAAATTCGGTCAAGACTTGTTTATACAGAATGTCGTGGCACGGAGCGTCATCGGCGCAATCCGAGTTGCACGGGCACGCATCGGCCGTGATGCCGAGAATCCAATTTTAGTGTGAGCAGCGGGTCGCGAACGATCCAAGGCCGTAGGCAAATACATAGGATACCACGACGACGAACCACGCCGGCAAGTCCAGGCGCGCCTGGACGTGAATCGCCGGCATGCGACGTGGCATGATCGACTCCATCACATCCTCGGTCGTGACCGAGTCAGAGTCTTCACTCTCGGATACCAGAAGATCCGGCGCGTCATTGTCAGCAACAGACTCGGCGTTAGGAGGTGCGTGGGGTAGGGGAACGTGATCGGGTTCGATCTCAGCAGTGCCAACCATTTGTTGAATAAATGTCTCTGCCTTTTATATGGAGAACCAGACCGTCGTCATACTCGCGCTCATCGCGCTCATCGCATGGCTCATCTTTGGTCGGGACCAGCGTCGTCCGGCGCGCTCGTGGGGCTACGCGCACCATGGCCCGTATTGGGGTCCGCGCCCAGAGTGGCACGGGCGTGGCGGCAGTGAGTGGCATCACGGTCGTCGTGACCGGGACTGAAAAGTAGGTTTTGTCCAGACGGGTCAGCGACACTACGGTTGTCTCGTTACGCCTCTTAAAGCACCAACCCCCTATCTCACCATGGAGCCTCTGCGTGCTTATGCCCTGGGCAAGATTGCAGAGGTGTATGATCTGCCGAACACGAGCGCCAAGGTGAAGAATACAGAGATTTCGATCCAGAACTGGGTCTATGCACACACCGACAACCCCGGGGAGAATGCCTCGTGGGAAAACCCGCAGTACCGCTGGCGGTACAAGCAGCGCGTCATGTCTATCCTTTTCAACTTGCGCAAGAATCCAGCGCTCGTCGAAGCGGTCACGCAGACCAAGACGGTGAATCCCGCAGACATCGGCGGCATGGCACCCGAGCATCTCTGGCAGGACGGCCCGTATGCCAAGGCGATCATCAAGCATCGCGAACGAGATTTGATGATGCAGATGATCGCGCTCAAGCAGGATGAGGATTACGAGGGTATCCTGACATGCCCCAAGTGCAAGGGGAAGAAGACGACCTACTACCAGATGCAGACACGCAGCGCAGACGAGCCGGCGACCAACTTTTGCAGCTGCGCGTGCGGACACCGCTGGCGATTCTGCTGAGTGTAACAAAAATCTTACCCTCTCTTATAATGTCTATCGGTGCAGTCAGCACCATTGCGTTTAGCGCCATTGTCCTCTCGTGGATCCGGAAAAATGAAAAGAAGTGCGAGTGTGGCCAGGATTGGCGTCGCGACTATATCAAGTACTTTTACATCACCGCGATTGTATTTGCGGTTATGCAACTGACGGCCCGCTCGTTCTTCCGTGACCAGATTCTGAGTGCTCTGAACAAACCCCTGTTCATGAAGGGCCTGCTGGGCTTTGCGACCGTGTACGGCCTGGCTGCACTGGTCAACGTGGGTTCGATCCTGACGTACATCCCTGACCTCAAGAAGAAGGGGTGTGACTGTGCGATCGAGGATGACTGGCGCGACAACTTCATCTTCTGGTACATGATCATCGCACTGGTCCTCGCGTCCACCATGGTCCTTGTGGCTGCCGGCACAAAGTAGGTTTTGTCTACGCTGGTCACTGGACAATGTACATCCCGGCATCTCAAAAACACCCATGAACTCTATTCGTTTCGTGTCTCTGCGTCATTACTGCCGGGCCGATCCGTCGGGTCTCGAGCCGGCTCCGTCCGCGAGGGACTGGGATGATATCAGTGAGGGCCTCAAGGGTGTTCAGCCCATCGACGCGTGGTACAATCTTCAGCACGGTGATCACGGTATTCGCGGCAGTTACCGCGGCTGGACGTTATATCTGTACCCGAACGTGCGCGTGCGGCGCGTCGACCCCAAGACGGAGGGTGCGAATGGGTATGCAGGCGCGACCCACCCGGGTCTGGTGGAGAAGGTGATGGTGCACGTGGATGGCGAGGTGTACGAGGGGCAGGCCGAGTTTGTCTAAGAGCCGCGGCTCTTAAAAAGGACATGTGTAGTGTGTGTAATGAGCAAGTGTGAGCTTTTGCTCGATTCGTTGTCGCGTTTTTTCGACGTCCCGGAGCACCGCGAGCAGCTTATAGATATCCTCGGTCACCGCAACGGCATTTCCCTGCGTAACCTCGAGTGGTTCGTGACCAACTATTCCAAGAACCAACACGTCACGTACATGACACCGGCTGGACGCCAGTTTACCGTGCACGTCGCGTACAAGTCGAGCCTGGATGGCTATTCGAAGAAGCTGTTCGATCCGTTTTGTCGTACGGAGCGCATCGAGTTTCACGGCATGACGACGACGGTCGCCCAACTCAATTTCATCCGTTGGTGCATCACCAACGGCATCATCGAGTACATGACTACGAAAGAAGTGTTGCGTAACCGCCAGACACTTCAAGCGTCACGTAACCATAGTAGTACAGATGCAAAAGGTATTGGTTCGCAATTTGAGGGGTGTATGTGTCCAGGAACTTGATGTCGAGGTGGGTCGTTTGTGAGTTGAGCGTCTTGAAATCGAGCGCACCCTCTTGCGTGTACTCGGCTGGCGACTTGCCGAAACAGTACACGTACAGGTTTTTCGACGGGACGGTGAGTCCGTGATCGAGCGGCTGCTTGTACGAGTAATAAAGACCGCCGGGAAAGTTGGACAGGACGTTCTGATTGTTGAGATACAACGTCGCGTACTCGATCGTGTCGATGTAGCGCACGTTCGCCCCGTTAAAGAAGGTGACGGGTGTCGCCGCCTGAATGTACTTTGTCGTGTAACCGTATGCGTATCGTGAATCGTAAAAGTTGTTGGCTTGCGTCTCGTACAACTGGTTCCGGACGAACCAGACCATCATCGTCACTGGGTAGTTGGCAGTCAGGTTGACCCGCGTCAGA